TATCAAAGCGATGAAAGAAAACGTACGACCCCACGACAGGACAGGCGCTTTGCGTAAGAGTATCGGGAGACGGCAGAAAAAGTATAAGCAATCTCTGACCGTATTCCAGGCGATTGGCCCTCGGACAGGATTTGAACGCCAACACACCTACGAGTTTCTTGGGCGCACATGGAATACCACGATACGGCCGACCATGTACGCGCATTTGCTTGAGAAGGGTTCTAAGCCGCACAAACAGCCGGGACTCAACTTCCAACATCCAGGCACACAAGCCACGTTCTTTGCGCGGCGCGCGTTTATCCAGACCAACCAGGCCGTCATCGCTGGCATCACCAATAGGCTCTCTCAATCGATACCGCGCCGGGCGTACCGGCTCGGCAGGGGGCGGGCTGCATGACTATACAGCAGGCCATCTTACGCTTACTGGCGAACAACGAAGCATGGGCCGGACTCATCGGGACGCGCACGTATCCCGTGCAAGCGCCGCAGGGCGCGCCTCGGCCGTATGCCACGTATCGACAGATCGCCGTGGAGAAGAACCACCATATGGGCGGGGATTCCGGGCTGGATATGCCGGGGTTCCAGCTCAGCATCGTAGCGGATACCTACGCCACGGCACAAGCGGCGGCGCGCGCGGCAGAGACGGCATTGAACGATTTCGATAGCGGTACAGTGGAAGCCGGAGCGGAAGCGTTACACATACAGCGCATTCACCTTGCCGACGAGTCAGACGTACCACAACAGCCCGTGGCCGCACAAGGTCTCGCGGCATATGAGATAGAACAGGATTACGACATCTCTTACCAGAGGGAGGGCTAAGCCATGGCGGCAGCAGACGGCCACGGTGCAACAATCGCATTTACCAACATGACCATGACGCTTGTGAGTATCGACAGCTTGGAGATCAATAACGAGCCGATCGACACCACAAACATGAACACGACAAACTTCATGACACGGATCGCCGCGTCTTTGAATGACTGGAGCATGGACGTGACGGTGCAGATGGACAAGGACGAGAGCCCACCAGTGGGCACCCTCGACGCCGAAATGACGATCACGTTCCCCGGCGCTACTGCCCCGAACTTCAGCGGCCCGGCCATCCTCAGTTCATTTAACGGCTCCGCCACCACGGGTAGCCGTATGGAAGCGTCTTTGACCTTTACTGGCGCGGGCACACTCACGAAGACAACATAGGGAGGTCTAAGACATGGCTGCAGCAGATGGACACGGCGCAAGCATTACGTTCGCCGGTATGAACATGACGCTGGTTAGTATCGACTCGCTTGAGATCTCTAATGAGCCGATAGACGCCACAAACATGGATACCGAAGACTTCATGGCGCGGATCGTTGCCAGTCTCAACGACTGGTCAATGGACGTGACTGTTCAGATGGACGCGGATGAAAACCCGCCAGTGGGTACGAAATCCAGTTTAGCGATCGCGTTCGCCGGAGACGACGCCCCGGCCTTTGACGGGGACGCGGTGTTGTCGAGCTTCAATGGTTCGGCCACGACGGGTAGCCGTATGGAAGCCAGCATCACCTTCACCGGCGCGGGCGAGCTTGTATGGGATGACGGGACAGAATAGGAGGCGATATGCCATTAGCGACACGAGAAGGGCTCCTTGGGAGCCTTGGACAGATTGAGCGGGTACAACTTGGCGAAGAGAGCTACGTATATGTCAAGCCGATGAGCGCCGCTCAGATTGAAGCGATCACCAAGAAACAGGGCAGCAACTACGACCAGATCGCGCGCGTCGTGGTGGCGTGTACCTGCGACGAGAACGGCGATCTTCTGTTCAGTAAGACCGACGTGAGCAAGATCAAAGAGGGTATGAGCCCGGCGTACCAGCTTACGATTGCGGAGAAAGCCAACGAGATTTCCGGCGGCACGCTGGTAGACGAGGAAGCTATGGAGGAAGCGGAAAAAAACTCCGGGACGGGGGTTTCCTGCGATTTGTCCATGAGCTAGCGTTGGCGTTTGGGGAGCCGGATGTGGTTGCGCTCTTGGACCGCATCGACGTCCACCAACTCCAATACTGGATGGCATATTGGCGGATATCCCCGCCGGGCGAACGTCGCGAGGACGACCGGCACGCGATACGGTGCAAGCTCTTCGCGGAAGCACACAGCAGCAAGGGTAAACGGTTTGAGTTGAAGGATTTTTACCCGCTATACGGTCCGCAGGAACCGCAATCGATAGAGCATCAGAAGTCGTTAATCGGCATGTTGGCGGCGGCTTGTAAGGGAGGCAAACCGAATGGCTCGACGTAGAGTAGCGAACCTGGTAGTTGGGTTGACGGCGCGGGCCGGGCGGTTCAACCGCGGGTTGCGCGCGGCGCGGCGCGTGCTTAGACGATTCTCGACGGGCGTGGCCCGCGTGGCCCGGCGGCTTGTGACTATGAGCACGGCAATGGTAGGCGTGGCCGGCGTGGCCGGTATCGGCCTCCTCGTGCGTGGCTCTTTGCGCGCAGTGGACAGTCTGGCGAAACTAGCGCGCGGCCTGGACACGTCTATTGGCTTCATGCAGCGGATGGAGTATCACAGCGGCCTTGCAGGGGTTGAGCTGAGTAGCCTCGAGGGCGCGCTAAGACGCTTCGACCGGCGTGTGCGCATCGCGGCTGCTACGGGACAGCGCGCGGACTTCTTACAGCAGATGGGACTTGATGCGCGGCACTTGGCCGAGATGCCACTTGAAAACAAGCTGGTAACGTTTGCGCAAGCCTTGGAACAGAACGTGCGACCAGCCGAACGCGTGGCGTATGCATACCAGCTCTTTGGCCAACAAGCGCAAGAGATGATGCTTGTCCTGGACGGTCTTCCCCGTGGCCTCAAGGACGCGCGCAAAGCGATTGAAGACATGGGGATTACACTGGACAAGGAAGGCGCATCGCGCGTCGAGATGTTCAATGACGCCATGTTCAAACTCAAGTTCCACGTCCGGGGCGTGGTGCAGCAGATGGTGATCGCGTTGACCCCGGCGTTGTCCGCTGGACTCAAGATCTTGCGTGACTGGATCCCCTCTGGTAAGGTAGCCGGGACCGCGATTGCGACATGGGCTAACGCGGCCGTTCAAGGCGTTGAGGATATCGTCAACGCGCTACGGCGCGGCGCGGCGAAATTCCTTGAGTTCACCAACACCGTCATAGACGCTTGGACACAGATGGTGGAAGCGCAAACCCAACTCCTCGACGCCATAGCCGACACGGCGGATGCGATCCCGTTCATTGGCAACCGGGCGTCACAAGCGGCACGGACCGCAGTTGCTGGGTTCGACGATATGCTCGACAGCATTTACGGCGTGCAGGCCGGACTTGATGATCAACGGCGCGCCCTGGAGGATAACGAGTTCCGTTTCGAGGGCGTGCGTAACCATATGGCAGACTTTGCCGAGGAGGCGCGCAAGATGGCCGATGCGCCGTCCCCCTTCCGTGGCATGATGCATGATCTCGAGGATCTGGACGACGGACTCGAGGACCACAACGACCTTCTCGCGGATGCAGCCGATGGCCTCAAAGACTTTCACAAGGAACAGCGGCGCGGCCAAATGGAACACGGGAACATTTTCCGGCAAGGCGTGTTCCAGCGCGCGGCGCGTGCGCCCGGCCTGGACGCCGTGTCGCGCGACCGTGACCAAGTGCGGGAGCTTCAGGCGCACACCGGGCTGCTCCGGCAGATCGCCGACAACACACAACTCGGGTTAGGGTTTGCACAATGAGCGAGACCGTAGTTCCGGCATGGCGGTGGCGCGTCCGCGTCAACTCTGACGGCGGCGTTATTGACGAGGCCCGCGTAACCTATCAGGTCCAAGGATTGTCTGGCGATTGGGTAGCGCGGGCACACGCGGCGCTCACTGCTACGGGGATTCCGCAACCCGGAGAAGACCCCGGCGGACAGGGCGCGAACCTGTACGTTGCGCGGCGCGAGGTATCGTTTGCTGAGGAGGACGCGTCCGTAGCGTATGTGGAGGTTATCTATCGCACGAAAGGGCAGGAGGAGCTATCCTACACGCTCCACGGCGGCGCGCGGATGGACCATATCGAGACGCGCGTTGACCGGCTCGGTAACGAGATCACCGTCACGCATGACGGGGACACACAAGGCGCGGCCGTTAGCGTGCGCATCCCCGCGACAAGTATGCAGGCCACGGGTATCACACAGCTCGCCGTAGGCGGTACTCCGCTTGACATCGTGTTTGACTGGACCGGGGCCATCAATAACGCGGAATGGTATGGCGGCGCGGCTGGAACGTGGCTTATAACCGGCGTCACGTTCGAGCCGTACGATATCGCAAACAGGCGCTGGCGGTTCACCTTCCATATCCAACACAACATTGACGGCCACCAGCCGCACGTGTGGTACATCGACCCGGAGACAGGTCATCCGCCCGCGAACCTTGACTCAACAGGGTTTGGTCTGGTGGACTGGTATTTTGAGGCGAACTTCGGCAACCTGCCGTTCTAGGAGGACGCATGACCAACAAACCGTTTAATCCAGGATTCGAGCAAGGTAAAGGCATATCCGCGCGACGGCTCCAGCTCATGCGCGACCGGCGTTTGACCGGCATTCGCGGCGGGCGCGGCATCCTTGTACGCGAAATGGACGACGGCGAAGGCGGTATCCAGGCGCTGGTGGAGACGCGGCGCGGGCCGGGGATAGGCGGGGGTAGGGGAGACGAACAACTAAACATAGTGCAAATGATATGTGATAAATCAGATGTAGACACAGAAGATACATGGTATAAAATGAAGTTACTAAGCCCGTCATATCCTAAAGTTCCGTCATGGTTAACTATAGACACAACAAATGACTTCATCCAAATGACAGCAGGTACTTATATTTACGTTTACCATGCTATTACAGAAGTAAATGTAACCGGCACCACAGAAGGGTTGATAGATTATTATATAGGAAGCAGTTCAAGTGATAACCCACCTATAAAAGGTAATCCTATGATAAGAATGCCTATTGATCCCAATGTTATATCGTCAGTGAAGTTTTCTGCGTATACGCGGGGATTTTTTTCAACAAGTGATACTGACGAAAATACCTTTTGGCATAGAGTGGAAGCAACTAGCGTAAGTTTAGGCACAACTCCAGCAACAGCAACAGGTGGCTCCATAACTATATACAAAAGGATAAGTTGATGCAGAATAATGTTATCACCCCAGCCGACATAACAGTAACCACCCCTTACGGCAACGACGGCCAGCTCCGCGCGGCGGCTTGGGCGGTAGGCTGGAATATCGAATGTAAGCACTCGTTTCGCCAATGGTTCCGCAAGCAACGCCACGCATCGTTAACCACATCGGGGGCAGCATGGATCTAATGGAATACCTGACCATAGCAGGCGTGTTGCTTGCCGCAGGGGCGCATCTCGTGGCCATAGGCATCGTGTACCAGCGGTTGCGCGGCCAGATCGAGCATCTGCGCGCCGACGTTGAGCGGCAAGAGAACAAGCTCTCCAACGGTCTTGAGACGCGCCTGCGAAACGCCGAACAGAACATAGCACGCATCCAAGGGAGGCGCGATGACATACAGTGACCTTGCAAGACATCTCAGACGCATGTCAACCCGGCACATGATGGCTATCAGCATGGGATCCGCCGCGCTGTTCTGGGCGCTGTTGGCGCTAGCGATG